TATTTTTCTTTGATCCATTCAGGCACACAACCTGGAGATTTGCCTGCTATATTCAATTTCAAAAACAATCTTTTACAGTACTGCATTGCATCTGAAATAAAATAAATCCAATCATCCTCACACTGGAACTGTCTATCAAATTCTGTCCTTGTCGCAATCAGTAAATCGTAGTATGGCAGATTCATAGGTTGTTGTGGTTTGATTTCCAGTTTAAATCTTTTAAAGCCCAAGACATCACAGCATTCTTTGTACATTCCATCTTCAAGATCTGTGCCGTGAGTTTCGATACCTTTTTGTTGTAATAAAAAAGGAATCATACCCACACCAGTGCCAATGTCCAATGCAGTGTGTATTCCTGTCAAATCGCATTTTCCTACAACAAATTGTTTTTCACTGAGATAGTGATCCCATCTCAACACATATTTTTGTCCGCGATCAAATTTTCCGTAGCATACCGATACGGCCTGCATTTTTTGTTTATACTCTGTCAGTGTCACTACTGTTGTGCCATCCAGGTTAGACTCTTGTCCAGCCAAGGCACCACCAGCTCCTGCTGTTTGATATAGCCGTACTTGAATATGCTTTGTTCTGCTGTTTCTGGAAGCAACCCAGTTTCATTGAGTTCATACCAGCTGATACCAGGAGTCATTGGTTCAGTTTCACTCTTGTACACAATTGCATGCAACCAAGGATCGCCGGGATTTTTTTTGAAAAATCCACCTTTGCAGTCCCAACCTGTTGTAGCAAGCATGTAAATCAAACTGGTAAGACTGTAATGATAAAGGTGCCCGAGCATTAGATCAAATGCCTGCCGGTTGTATTCCATGTTCACAGTTTGCGGAAAGATTAAAACCATCATAGCATCATCGTTAGCAATGCTGTGCCAGTTGGTCAGGGCCTGATATGGATGTTCTAAATATTGAAATACGTCATGGCACCACAGCACATCAAACTGACGACTGGCTTCTGAAAAATTTTCTATGTTTGCTTTGCTAAAACTTACATGATCCAGCTGGCGACTGGGGATTTCTGTGTCAACGGCTGTGCCCTGTATTTCAAGAGGTAATTGGTATTCATCACGAGTGGTACGTGTGGTCCACCACTCTAGGTCTAGCAATTGATCACCTGCGCCTAGGTCTACTACCGAGCCGACGCTTTCCATAAAGTCGTCATACTCGTATAAGAGATTCAGTGTGTGTAGACTATGTTCGTGACTGGCTCGAGGACTGGTAAAACTACTGTATTTCATACACGTAATTATACCTGTACGTCCTCCATGCCTGCAGTTCTTAGGCGTACAATGTGCCCCATCATAAAGTTCTTGCTGTCAAATCCTTTCATCACACCAAGAAACTTATTGCGCAGTAATGCTACTTCGTTGATAATGGTTTCAAAGTCAATCACTTCGTCTTCGCCGTCTACATATTTTTCTGCATCGCGACTGGTGAGTGCTCTAGCATAACTTTCAAGATATTTTTGAAAATGCTTTCTGCGTATTTTGCGCAGTTGAATATTAAGATAGTTGAGCACTGCTTCAATTTCTTGTAGCTGATTAAAACGGTGCTCGGTGATACCTGGCAGTTCTTTGATATTGCGTTCTACGTAACCGCCTACCTGACACTCACGTTTGGCTTCCAATAATTCTTGTTCGTACCAAGCAATAAAGTCAGGTATGCGACCTAGATCGCCAACTATCTTGTTATACCACATTAATAGTCATCGTCCCAGAATTCGTCAGGGTCGGCATCAATTTCGTCCAATCCTGCGTATTCTGCTACAGCGGTGATGATTTTCTTATCCCATTTGAATGCATCGCGGATTTCTTCTGCGTCAAAATTCTCCATTAGCACAGACACAGCAGCTTCTGCAGCTTCTTTTTTGTCGTGGCTGTCATGGATAAAATTACGTGTTTCTTTCCAGAGTTGTACAGCTAGCTCTATACTCATTGATCACTCCTCTTCTTGTTGTACTGGTGTTTCTTCGAGTGCGTCTTCGATGTCTGTACTTACCTCATCATCCACTTGTTTAAAACTCAACATTAGTTTGTCCAAACAACCTTCATCGTTGCTCTCCCAGGCCTTACGAAACTGCAAGATTTGCTCGCCGTTTTTAGGCTCAAACAACAAGCGATTGCCTGACTTAACCAACAGGCCTTTTTTCTCTGCCATGTCTACAAGACCTGAATATGGATTCATACCTGTTTCGTATGGAATTTTGACCTGTACACCTTCAAAGGGTTTTGCATAACGTGTTTTCATAACTTTACAGCCTGCACGAATACCCCGTACATCTGAGATCTTGTTGCCTGCGTCGTCTTCTTTGAGCTTCATCTTTTTCATTGCGATTACAATAGAGCTGGCATAGATAAAGCCTTGCCCGCCTGAGATCTTGTCATCTGGATCAAACATATCCTGCGATGCATATGTATGATTAGTACATACCATACCTACATTGTAACTACCAAACATGTTTACACAGTTACGAACCAGTGCTGTAAGTGCTTTAGGTTTACGACCCATGTCACCTTTTAAGTCTCCTTTGCCAAACTGATCAACATCGGTAGGTGTTAGTAGCATACCCAAACTGTCAATCACAAATAAAACCTTGGGGCGCTCTTCGTCGGGTAAATTTTTGTAGTCACTCATGAATGTTGAAATAGTCTTTGCAACATCATCAATCATTGCCATACTGAGTTTTAACAGTTTATCTTCGCTGGTATCTACACCCAATGCTTGTAGCCATGCTTCATCAAGAGCATTTTCACTATCTACCAGTACAACAAAGATACCTTGTTCTTGTGCATGTTTTACAATATTACCTGATACAAAGTAACTTTTGCCTGCGCCCGATTCGCCTGCAAACACTGTTACCTTTCCTAGTGGAATACCTTTGTGAAAATCTCCACTAATAAGATAGTTAAGTGCGTAGTTACCTGTGCTGATCCAATCAGTAGGATCATTGAATCCGATACTGAGTCCGTCGATGCTTTTTGTAATGTCCTTGCGGAACTTGCTTACATCAAAAGGTTTTGCCATTTTTTTTCCTTTGTTTAATTTTTAATTATAACACATTATGTGTAAATGTCTATTAATTTGATCCAATTATAATACTATTATGATTTATTTCAGCAAAACGTTTTTCTATGGACTTTACCGCTGAATATCCTAATTGAAAAATTGTTGGCTCATAATGAAACACATTACTTGTCCAAATAATACTATTTGATTTAAATGTTGGTATAGTCATTAAATCTATTATTTCCCAGTCAACTTTAGTGTTGTGCCACTTTAACCAATTTTTCTTAACTTTCTCTGTTACTAAATAATCTCCGCTAAAAGGAGGATCAATAGATACAATCTCAGGCACAGTAGATTGCTTGTGTAACCACTGAGCAAATTCTAACTGTCGTTCGCAATAATCATATACTGTTACAGATTCAAAATCATTAGCGGTAACGTATAACATGGTTTTCCAACCACTTGCTAATCCATAAAAATTTTTATATTTTGAATCAAATTTTTTAATATTCCTTGATTCGTTGTTGTTTAAATAAACTAATCTTTTACTTTTAAGACATACTTTTAAAAGGTTTTCAATTATGTATAACTGTTTTGAACCTGGTTTGTAATATCTTTTTTTAAAATCTATCGGAATTTTTTTATCGAACTTTATTAACAAGTCTTGATGATCTTTTGCATATACTACTTTGTTGGTATTTTTATGATAAGATCTAAAATCAGTTGTTAAAAAATCTCCAATTTCTAGAATTACATCATTATTTTTTGCAATGTTATTTGCTTGATCATAGTTGTTAACTGTAACACAATCTTGAAAGAAATCTATACCCTGATTTTTTGCGTTCCAAAAACATTTTGTCTGTGTAAAACGCAACAACGATTCGTTGTTGGTGTCGTTAACAATAATAGCTTTTCTCATAACTCTCTACTATTGTTTCATCAGAAATTTTGGTATGCATGATCATATGCAATCTGGGTTTATTGCTGTTGTTAAACACCATATGTCTATTGCTGGTATCAATAATAAACGCTTTACCTGGCTCAAAAGGAATATTTCCTTTATCCAAAAATCTAAACACACACCCCTTAGGATGTGTAATTGCTATGTTTATTTCAGTAAGGCGACTTTTGGTTTTATCGGTATGTGGAAGTATATATCCACCAGGTTCTAAATACATAAAACGCATTCTTCCAGTTTTATCGTCGATGACAAAGTTTTCTTTTATCCAGGCAACAGTGTAAGAACAGTTTTCTGCAATGTCTGTCCAATTATGTTGTTTGTCACTGTTGGTAGTTGTTTCTGTATTAACTCCGTAAATACACATGCTTTTCCAACCAGCGTGTTTATGTCCTACAACGACATCACCAGACCGGTGTTTTACTAGTCTATGCTTAACGGTTTCAAACTCTCTGAGTATAACATCAACAGGCACCGCTAGTTCAAGTTCTAGCCACGGAAGTCCACTGCTTTCTCTTATCCATTCAGCGTTAGGTCTATATTGTAAGAAAGAATTTATTGCTTTCATTTTTGCTAAAAACCATTCTCAGTTCATTTATGTCGTGCCGGAAGTTACCCAAGTTAAGTGTACTTCCAATTGGTTTGCATTTGTATTTTTTACACCAATCTAAATATTCTTGCGGAGCACCTAATGTTTGCGGTTGCTCTAACTGAATGCGTAGTTGTCCACTGAGGTATCTAAAATCGTTTGTATCAATATCGTGGACATTGTTATCATAGTTTTTCCACTTGTTATAACTGCTTCTGCCTAAGTTATGAAATACCACACTGATTTGATTTTTGTTAAAATCTAGTATATCTGAACCAAAAGTGTTTTCAACCATCCAAATGTGTTTATCATAATTTTGATAAACAAATTTCCAACAACTTTCTAATTTATGTATATTATCATTAATTGCTCTAAAATCATTGAGTAAATTTACTTTGTCCATTAGCTTACTAATTCCAGTATACTCAACTTGAAGTTTAACCCACAGTTCGTGTATTGTGTTAAGAGTGTTTTGATTTTGTAAGTTGCAACCAACAAAGTCAGTAAACGTGTTTATTTGGAGTTTTTTAGCAAGAAAGCTGTCTATCGACTGAATATTATTTGCTAGTTCTGTGGAATATTGTTGAATATGATTAAATGTGTCACTGGAACAATAAAAATTATTACTTTTATGCTCATTGAGATTTTGAACAAAATATTCAGAAACAGGTAGTTTTTTTATTTTCAAGCAATCGCCAGAATTTTCAAATATTAATTTCATGTTTAAACTTTTATATTAAAGTACCACTATAAACTACAGTGGTACTTTTGTTATATATTAAGATGTCTGTTGACGACTACGAATCATTGCCAAAATATCTTCGGCTTTTTGTGATCCGCCTTCGGCTGGTGCCGCGACTGGCTCGCTTGCTGCTGGAGCACTTTCCTGCACGTTATCGGCTTCGAACGGAGGCATGCTAACAGATTCTGGTGCTGGTGCTGGAGTAGGTGCTGGAGCTTGTGGTGCTGGTGCTGGAGTAGATGCACTATTGCCGGCTGGTGCTGCCATACCGGCTGGACGATAGTATGCGCCAAACCTATCTGGATCATATGCTTCACCGTTTACACTTGCTTCAAACATTTCCTTGATTACACGCAGTTCTTCTTCACCCGGACGCTTGGGAAGGAAGTCATTCAAGTTGTAAAGCCCTTGTGCTTCAATGGCTTCTGCTTCTTCTGCTGTTAGCGCAGTTTCTT